CACCTCATTGACGAGGTTGCTGTCAGACAGTGCGGACAGCGAACCGATGTAGATAATCTCGACCGTGTAGGTACTGTCAGGCTTGGGGCGCAGCTTTAGCTCTTGCCCGACAAGCGAGTAAGCGCGCGGCCTGCTGTTTCCGCCGGACGAGTAAGAGCTATGCAAGGCGGTAGGCGACATATACTCCAGAACAGTCTCAGGGTCGCCGTTCAGCTTCACCATCCGCAACTCACGCAGATCGGTCGGCAGCGCGGTGTACTCGTCGCCGACAGTCAACGTGGCGGTCGCTCTCTTCTCTTGGCTGCGCGTCTCTAGCTCGCGGCTCAAGCGCCCCTCAGCCAAAGAAATGAAATCGGGGATGACGCTGGTGAGGTCATCCCTTGCCAAGAAGTTCGCGATTGCGGCCTTCAGTTCTGTATAGTTCGTAATCGCCATCAGAGGTTACCGCCGCCTGTCCTGAATGCCCGGTTCTGGTGATCGTTCAACCACGCCTTCCACGCCTTCTGGTTTTCGCGCATCGGGCCGAACTTCTCCAGAAGGTGATTGTACACCACGTTTGGGATTTCGGCCACATGCTGTGCGTGGCGCTGCGTATTACCGATCAGTGAGCCGGATCGATAGTCGTTCGCCATCTGCTTGTTTAGCTTCAGCAGGTCGCCAAACTCCTGCCGCTGTTCAATGTGCATCGTCCCGTCGCTGTGCTGGTGCAGGGACACTTCCTTGCGGTCTCTGGGACTGGTGTAGAGATATCGCTTCATTTTCCCCTCATAGAGGAGAGGGCGACCGAAGCCGCCCTCTCGTTAGATTAGGAACCGCTCAGATCGAGGATCATTGCGTGTGCCTTCGGGGCGGTCGGCTTCAAGCTCCATTCTATGAGAATGTGGCTCTCAGTCGCATCTCCGACCTTGGCGAGGTCTTCCTCAAGGAAGTTACGACCGTTCAGCGTGCAGAGCGACACGAAGTCCGGGTCGATCAGGAAGATGCGGTCGTTACCAAGCTGGCGAGAGGGCGTAGCCTCAACAGTACCGAAGTCGCCAAGAAATACGCTAGTGGACCCCACATAGGTCACTTCCTTGGCAGCGGTCATGTTCACGTCATTGCTGACGAGGTTGCCGGAGGCTGCCAAATCGGAGAAATTGGCTTTATTTCCAGCCGACATGACCATCATCCGAGGGTTGCCGCCGTCGGTCCATGCGTCCTGCTGCGCGTCCTCAATGAGGGCGAGCGTCAGTGCGCGGTCGTCACCGTTGGTGATTGCGTCGGAGCCGTCGCCAGTAGCGAAAGCGCCGGAGCCTGCACCGACAGAACCGTTGGTGATCCAGCAAGACAGCGAAGCCGACTTGCGGGGCTCAGAAGCGGAACGAGCAACATCAGTGTCACCGATCATTTTTTCTAGATCGCGACGAAGCTCTAACGCCTTGAGAACCTTTTGATAATTGTGTTCACGTTCTCGTCCGGCAGTATCTACGGCGTCGAGTGTACCACTAGTAGCAAATCATTTACCTTCGCTTGGGGGCGCTAACCCCAAACCGCCTTTCGGCTGCTACGCCTTTCGACGCAGATGAGACTATATCTTCACCCTCTGGTGAGGGGCCGGGCATTTCCCAATCGCTTGATCGGTACGGCTTGCGCCTAGTCGTTGAACCTTCCCCCGATTTAGGGGGCTTGGCTGCTGATTACCCTCGGCTTTACGTTAGGGCTTCCCAGCAATTAACCCGGTTTGCTGCTGATCCTTACGGACCAGTGAGGCTATTGCAAAGTAACCTTTTTGCTTATCTGATGGTAGTTGCCGATACGGCTGGTCGGCGTGGCCGCCGCTGTCGCCGTGTCGCTTCCCTCCGAGTGAAAATTCGTGGTGCTGGCAGATGCCAGTTCCTGAACTTGCCACTCGGTAAAGATACCGTTCGAGGTCTCCTTTTTTACGTTGGAGAAAATTGGCGTTTCTGCCGGGTCAATCCGGTAGATAACATCTGCCAACTGCTCCCTTTCGCCGACTGCTGCGGCGGTAGCGAAAGTCGTCATGACTTTTTCCTTTCAAGTTGCGGGTCTACTTGCGACCCATGAGATACTCAACAGCAGCGTCCACCGTACCGGCGCTTTCAAAGCGCTTTCTGGCTTCCTGCCGAGAACGATTAGCAACCTCACGCTTGGTCTTTGGTCGCCCTGCCTTAGCCATCTTCGGAGCTTTACGGGTGCGTTTCTTGGCGGCGGGGGCTTTGTCTTGCAAGGTATCCCACCTCCACGCTTTGTAGAGAAGCTCAATCGCGCGCGCATCAGATGCGTTTGCAATCTCCTCCTCAGAAAACCCGATCCGTCTCTGAGCGTAAGAAATCACTTCCTTGCGCTCCGTCTCGCGAGTGTCGTCATCCTGCCACGCAGGAATGCGGCTGAGCATTTCACCGCGCTGCACCTCGAGATGCTTGCGAAGCTCCTGCTCCTGTTCGCGGGACTTCTCCGCCGCAACCCGTTGCTGCTCGGC